TCGTCCATTCCTTTATCGGAAGCCATGTCGGCCAATGCTTCGTCGATATTGACTTCCTGCTGCGGTTGTGCCCGTTCGGTCAGGAGAGTCGAATCAGCGACAGCAACGACACCCATTCCCATCGCGCTTTTGTTACTGTCAAGTATCGACATCGGAATCACCTGTTGACATTGATCAGAATATCTGCGTGGTGTACTGCACCGGCTAGTTTAATAGCCACTTGAATCAGCGGTGCAATACGCGCTTCGCGTTCTGACTGCGGTTGGAGATCTACAGAATTGGCCCAAGTATACCAGCCTTTGGACAAGTAATCGCCGTATATCAGGGTGCCAAAACCTGGGCCGCGCCACACACCTGGCGCAATTAGACCGTTATTTACCCCTTGTGACACCCCACCGTCTACACCTGCCACAAGTATTTGAATACCTGGGTTGGTCTGCGGAATTTTCGGCGTTTGGTAGAGAATATTGAATACATCAGTCTGTACTCTATTCGCTAGCCAATCGGTCCCGTGCATTTCGTCAAACCATGCCGGTCCCGATACAACGCCTTGCTCAAGTATTGCCACCCCGTTCTCGTAAGTGGCATACACATTGAATCGCTTGTATTCAATAGTACTGGCTTGAGTAGCAGATATTACTTCCGGTGTGACACCCGGCTGAATCTTAAACTTCATGGTAATCATAGTATTCGAGCCTTCGAAATTGACTGTAAAGGCTCGACCGAAGAAAGAGCAGATCGCGTATTCGTTATTACTACTCCACTGCCCGACTGTACGGAAGTACTCCGCAAGCATCAACTGCGAAGCAATATCAACCGACGTAGCGGGGTCTAGTACAGTAGCAGCATTGGTAGTCAAACCGTAAAGGTGCATTTCGGCACCTTCAATATAACCGGCATTTGCTATGTGTTCCGCATCAGTCAACTTACGGCTAGCGGCAAATGTACACGCATACCAGCCGCGACCATCAACGCGCGCAATACATGCAACCGGGGTTTCGGCGGCAGCACCTACAACAGTGCGCTCCGCTGTAGCGACGTTGAGCATCATCTGCGCCGCGAGATCGATTCCGGTAGTCGGCGCGACAGCAAAACCGACACTGGAAGTAACGCCGGTAGTAGCCGACTTGATGATAAACTGCTGGCCGTTCCACACGACACTTACACCAGTAGCACCGGCGGTAATCATCGCCGATTGCACCGCTGATGCGACACCATTCAAGTTAAGTACACTGGACAAGTTGATCGGACCGACATTTATTTGCGCTTGTCCGTCAACAGCAATCTTAAAACCGCCGTTGGTTATACTTGTCCACTTATTCAGTAGCTGGTCTATCTTGGCAAGAAAACCGCCCGCAAGAAGTCCCTTTGTAGCGGAGCTAGCCCAGCGGCCAATAAACAAAGTACCGGGTGGCGGAATTTGTGCAAAGTATAGAGCGGCAGCATAGTATTCGGGTGCGGTAGTACCAAAATCCCCGGCAACATCAGACAGGAGATTGTACTCACGCATTACTTCACCGGTGTCGACTACATCGCTGTCGCCGAGTATCAGCAAAGTGTCAAAGTTGCGAAGTGGAGCTGCAAGTGGAGCAAATGCCACACTGACATTGACAACGCGGGAAACAGCTAGTCCTTGCATGACTTACCCCTTTATTAGAGACGCACTGTATTAGTGCATAGTCGAGCGCGCAACAATAGTACTGCGGTCACGCATAAGTGCATTTGCGTCTCTTTGCGCTATAGCTTCTTCCAGTGCCGAAGCTGTAGGCTCTGCATTCAAGAGATCACGCAACATTTTCGCCGCTTCCGCGTGCATGTCGGCGATTACTTTTGCCTCTTCTTTGGCTTTTTTAGCGCCATTTGTTTCTTCTACTTGAGTACCTTCCGCCGGTGCTGGCGGCGGTGTCGGTTCAGCAATCAGCACTTGACCTTCAACCGGTGCCTCTTGCGGTTGTTCTGTCGCTTCGGGCTCAGCTATTTTGCGGTGGTACTCAGCAATCTTCTCGTGGTACTCAATAGTGCGCTCAAGACGCATACGGACAACTGGCTGCATATTACTTTCCTTTCTGATAAGGCGTCGGTGTCTGTTTAGCAGTATCCCAATCTTTTTCTAGTATTCGCTCCGAATCAAACGGGGCATTAGCATGTATAAGCCCTTGAGACCGGAGTACATCGCGAATCGGGTAGTAGCGCCTAACTTCGCGCCGCATGGTCAAGTTAAGATCAGCGCGGGACAACCACCGCTGCCTAAACAACTCCATCGGATAAGTAATATCTCCAGCTTCGACTATAGTCGTGTTGTATTTGCGAAACTCTGCCAAGTTCTGGTCAATAAACAAACCGTCGCGAAGTAACCCGGCGTTTTTACCGGCGTTAGGACCGTAGTAAGTAACCAGAAACCCGAATACTTCATGGCGTTGGAATATATCAAAACCATCTGGATAATCGGGATTACCCGACACATGTATAACTGACGGTTGCCAGTCAGAGGACGAGTTCATTACACCGACAGCACCCCAGTCTTTATCATAGTCAGGGTGTACCGGTGGTTCCGGTTGCCATCTAGGGAAGATCAACTCCCCCGGTATATTTGCAATACCGGCGACCATATCATGTAGTAAATCAGTAAGTGGGTCGTCTTCTAGCGGCGCGGGTGTAGCTTCCGGACCGATAAAACCGGCATGAGTGCTATCGGATACCCAAGGCATTAGGCGGTTCCCATCGGATAGGGCGCAGGGTCTCTAGCGTCCATTGAAGTCGCTATTACATGACAAAAACCCGCTCCCCAGTGCGAATAGTCTTCAAGTGAATTTACTACGTAATGCGAGCCGTGCCACAATATTTCATCAGGTTTGGTAGTAAGAGTGTCGCCTTGTAAACGAGTAATAGAATAGACTGAGATTGCTTTATTAGTCCATTCTACTTCTGGTAGTCGTTGCAGATCAGTCGGCGAAGCTGGCATTACTACCGCTTCGCAACTGAATGCTGCTTCCGATATGACTACGCGACCCCTTTGGTTAATAGTCTCAGTCCGCCGAATTACAGTAATCGGCTCCATAAACAGAGGGTCAAAGGCTTCATTGACATCAAGTAGAGCCAATTACTTTCTCCGCTCGATTACATAAGTGATACTATTTATCATTTGGGAGGTGTCAATAAGAGGTGTGGCACTGGGCGGTCCGATCCCAGGCGACTTTGCAATTCTTCCCGCGTATGTTCTAGCTGACAGAGGCGGTGGAATACCTTGAGAAATCGTATCCTTCACTGCTGACACTGCAGTTTGGCCGGCTGCATTTAAAGCGCCGGTTACTACAGAGGCTTTGCCTTCAAACGCTGCGACACCGGCTTGCTCTAAGTAATTAGTCCATTTAGCTTTTGACTTAGTGACCCCAGGTACTAGAAAAGGTCTTGCTGGAAGGTTATTTGCTGGAGCGCCGTACTCGTGAAGGTAACCTAGCTGGGCATTGGTTATCGGATCGTCTTTGCGAGCTTTAGCGCCGCTAGGAATACCGACTAGTACCCTAGACTTAGAAAGCCTGATGAGTGCCTCTTTAATCTTACCGGTATTGTCTTGGGTTACGGATAGGCGTTGTTCTGCCATTTACTTTACTCGATCGTGGTTGCTGTATTGGGGGTGCTGCCACTAGCGGGCGCAAACCCAATACTTTGCGTACCCGATTACAGAAACCGCATGGTGGGCGTTCATAACCGTTTACCACATAAGGGTTGGGTGTTCGCATGACCACAGTACCCTACAGCGTAGACCTATATTGATAATGGCCACCCTTCGGCGGGTAATATGAATACAGCTAGGGTGCCGTTAGTTGTATTCCGCTCTTGCCTTTACTTGAATAAACCTCGCTCTAAGTAACTAATACTGAGGCGGGTTTTGGGGCTTCCTGGTAGCCTTTAAGCGTTTTCGGCTACCGGTATACCTAGCCCCGGCTTTGTCGCTTTCCTGCGCGTTCAGGAAGGCTTCTAGCCCCTACCGGGGCGGCGGTTTGAATACTACCGCATTAGCTAGCGGAGGTAAAACGCCAAATATACCTAAAGCAAAGAGTTTATCTACTCTTCGGGGAAACCT